GCAGATGCTCCATTGTCACCACCACCTAGACCAAGTGCTTGAGCGATAAATCCCATGTCAATTCCTCACAAACATAACGCAGTCGCACCCGTCAGGAGCATACCGCCTAAGTAAACCCTCTTGCTCAAAGCCAATAGTCTTGGCCCAAGCAACCGCAGAAGGATTATCATTTCTTACAGAAATCTGCAATCTCCGTACTTCTGGTATATTTCCAATGAATTTTACTAGATTACGGCTGATCTTGGTAAACTCAATCGGGTACATATTAGCATAGTCTAAATCTTTAAATACCCAGACTTCCCAAGTTCCATGCCACCACATAAACATTCCATAAGCCGCAACAATTTTACCATTTCTTAACAATGTGAAGGATGGAAATAGTTCTGCATAGTTTGTTATAGTCCTTTCAAAGTCTCGATAAGCATTAATAGTTCTTCTTTCATGCTTTGAAAGAGACATTTGATTTATATGTTTCACATGAAACTCTATGAATCTATACTCATCTGGCAGTTTTGCAGCCAGCATCATCTCTGCTGATGGCATCATGCGAATATATCGAAGTCTAGAGAGGCTGTTGATTGCATTACAGGCTTTCCTCCAATGTGATGACCACGGGTTAGCGTCCTAAACTCACCCCCACCGAGCATTAGATAGCCGTAGGCATCTCCAATATGGGAGTGTTCGTTCTTATTTGGGGCATCTCTGAAGCGATCTGTGCCACCACCAACACCAATTCTCTTAAAATGATAGCCACCAGACAGGGATTTCCGTAGTCTTTGGCAGTTAGAATCTAGAATCAAGCCCGGTTTACCATCAATAAGCCTCTGCATTGGCAACGCACCAGCCTCACGACGGACCATAAAGTCGTTAGATGCTGTAGGTTTAGCATTTAATCCTAGAGTTTTAAGGTAATCAAAGGCTGTAACTTCAAAGATACCATCTCTGGCTACACCAGCTGGATCTCCCCAGATGAATACTTCTGCTTTTGGAAAGTGAGTCATTACGTCGTGCATGAGAATCTGCCCAAATCTTTCCAGACCCATGCTAAAAGAGACTATCTCATGCAGAATATGCCATCTGCCATTCCTCATACGCTGACCAAAGACGGCTGCTGGTGTCAAACCAAAGTCAAGTCCAATGCTAAGTGGTACACTTGGATCGTAATCTAGCTTATCTACCACCATAATGCTGTCGCTATATTCAGGCCAGACGGCTTTACCTTCCTGAACATAGACAAATTCACCAGCAACGTAGCATCTAATCCAGTCTAGGTTCTTTCCACCGAGTTGCTGCTCGTAATATCCATTGGGTAGGTTATTAATATTCTCTGCTTTGTCATTAATGATCCAGTGACGACCAGCACCCGGCATTGCACCGGGATGTTCTGATGGACATTCGACCATTCCGGCTGGCTGTTTGAAGAATTTCCACTCATATTTACCACGAATTGGTTCTTTTTCGGCTAGTCGATACCACCAATGATCTGTATCCATAGGGTTAGTATCAGCCCAGATACCACGCCAAGTAGGTCCACCGTGCATTTTGGTAGGAAAGCGTCCAACACGATGCGTCAAACCTTGGATAACGGCTAGTGGAAGTTCTCTAGCCTCGTTTACCCAAGCTCCAGTGAGTTCTAGGGACAGCAGTTTACGCACATCCTTTGGCTGATCTAGGGCTAGGAAGATAACTTCACAGTCAATTCCGGGTATTCCATCGCGTCCGGGCAGCTTTAGATGGTGACTGATAGGTGGGGACCAGCGCATTGGACCCCAGACATCCTCTGGAAACAGCGTTTGCCACGTCTTGATTGTGGTTGTTCTGAGTTCTGGATAGGAGTTACGCACAATAACGAAGCGGGTATATCTGGTATTATCTACTGGGGAAGGCCGTTGCTGAACAGCTTTCAGGAAGATCTCAGCGGCACAGGCATAGGACTTCCCAGATCCGACAGGACCGAGCAGCCCACGGAAAAAGGCATCATTCTGTAGGAATTTCCAAGTAGTAGGGCTTTCCGAGAAGTCGAGTTCTAATCCGGCTGCTGCAAAACTATCGACGGCTACTGTATCTTTTTTTGGTCTTTTCATTAATTAAACCCTTTGACATGGTAAAACTCACCACAACTGAAATCTGCATCCGTATCAGGGCAGTGGCTCTCAATCATTATCTTCTTATCAATAACTACGATCAATGGAACTGGTGGCATCCGACGACATTCCCCAGCCATATCCTCTATAAACCTCCAGAAGATACAGTTTTTGCAAGCTATCTCACTATCATCCAGCTTGGGAATCGGAGTCTGCAACATCTTTAACCTCATATGTGGTTGTCCCTGCTGGTCCGCGCATATTAATCCCGATAATGGTAGGCCGATTCTCATCTGAACCAGTCTCTAGCAACCCATGATGCTTAGACAGCAACCGCAGGGCAGATAATTTATCGTGCATCTCTACCTCAATAGAGTTTCCATGCTGTGTAGGTATCACCTTAACCTTCTTGATAGCCTTCTGAACGTGCAGCGGCAACTTATTAGAATCAATAACATTCACGTTTCCACTACTATCCCACTGTAAAACATCAGTAATAGCTACAGATCCAATAGCCTCTATCTCAGCAAGCACAGCATCCCTCTTATTAACATCCGCACTAGCTACATTCTTCCGCATAAATCTAACTCTACCCATAATACTATCTCTCCAATGATTTCTGTTAATAACTAGGGTAATACCCCTTGACACATATTGACACTGACTAACGAACCCCCTTATATATCCCCTTGGGGATACACATACTCATGTAATCCTTCTCAAACATTCAAGCATTATCTTTGACAAGTTTGACATCAGATACTCGATTGACGAAAACGAGAAAAAAATTGCGTGACATACCCCGTACAGGAGGGGCGGGGGCAGGGGGGCAAGGGTGGCTCATTTAGAACAGGCCGCGATCCCTGATAATACCTAGAGTGATTGGAACGGAACCGAAACGACTCACATAGGTACGGAATAAGGAGGGTAGGTCAAGAGCTAAGTGCTTGAATTCATTAGCTTCTTTGTCTGATAGTTCGATGGATTGTCCATACATTGTTATCGTTCTTCTCCAATCCCTTTTTAACCCTATCGAATATTCATCCAACTCGAATACAGATTGTCTAGTCTTTTCAATAGGTTGTGTTGTTTCTTCTTGCTGATAAATATGATCTGAGGAGAACGGGATTGAGGATATCAGTTCATCACCTGTTGGAATTGGATCGGTCTCTTTAAAGAGTATTTGGTAACGCATTGTTAACCATTTAGATGATTGCTCTGGATACCATTTAGGCTGTAGTTTCCTGACTAACTTGTGGATCATCAATCTCTTTATGCAAGTCATAATCGTTTGATCTGATAAGCCAGTATATGCTTCGAGTGTCTGTAGAGTAGGATGACTTACACCTTGCCTAGAGACAAATATACCAAGAGCAGCAAGGACTAGCATGTCATTTGGACTTAGTGACGGGTCGCTGATTGCTCTAACAGGGATCAAAGAATATCTTTTATTTGACGGATTTCCGCGATGATTAAATCCCTCTTTTATTCTACTCTTTTTCGGATTTCCGTTAGCGTTCTTCCTCATTAGCTTTACTTTTTCTTCCATGTTTTCAACACCTTGTCATTTTTATTAATTAAAACGCATTTTTACTATTGACTAAGATTATATATCATTTAAAAAGGGATTGTCACATCACACAAAGGGAATACACAATGACATTAATTGTTGAGATCAAGAATGTTTTCGGGAAAGAAACCGTTTACCCGATTTGTAAGACTTCAAAGAGCCTCTGCGCTCTTACTGGTAATCTTACCCTTACCGAAAATGCAATCCGTATCATTAAGAATATGGGTTATACTTTGACCACTCAAGCAAAGGTGCTCTGATGTCTGATTTCATCATACTTTTCGAAGCATACACCTTGCCAATTTATTTATTCGCTTGGCTAGGTCTATTTGTTGCCATGTACGAAATATCTCAATCTAAATAATCAAAACACACAAAGGGAAACACACAATGTCTAACATCCAAGAAACAATCACTAATCAGATCATCGAAGCAATCGAGCAAGGTGCTGGTGAATTCAAAATGCCTTGGCATAAGAACGGTATCAGTTCCGCAATGCCTCATAATCCTATCTCAAAGAATACCTATTCCGGTGCTAATGTTCTCACCTTGTGGATGGGCAAAGAGAAGAACGGATATTGTACCGATCAATGGGCAACTTTCAAACAATGGCAATCAAAAGGCGCAATGGTTAAGAAAGGCGAAAAAGCGACACTAGGTTTCTATTGGCACATAATGGATAAAGCACCAAAGGGGGAAGGTGAAGGTGAAAGCGATCCTACTGGCAAGAAAACCATGTTTGCAAAGGCATTTTATCTTTTTAATGCTGACCAAGTAGACGGCTATACGCCTGAAGGCATTATCGAAACGCCCGATTTGACGGAACGCCTAGATAATGCTGAAAACTTTATCATCAAAACAGGCGCAATCATCTCACATGGCGGGACAAGTGCCTTTTATAGACCGTCTACCGATAGCATAACTATGCCTGATAAATGGCGATTTATTGGGACTGATACCATAAACGCAACTCAAGCGTATTATTCGACATTGCTCCATGAACTCACACATTGGTCGGGTAACGTAATTCGCTTAGACCGTACTAAGGGAAAGCGATTTGGAGACACTGATTATGCGTTCGAAGAACTAGTAGCTGAACTAGGCGCTGCCTTTCTTTGCGCTGACTTAGGTATTGAGAATGAGCCACGGCTAGATCATGCTCAATATGTTGCCTCTTGGCTAAAGGCATTAAAGAACGATAAACAAGCTATATTTAGCGCTGCATCATACGCAAGCAAAGCAATGGCCTATCTCAAAACTTTAGATATTCAGCCGATAGCTATTGCGGCATAATCTTTAAATCATGGAATGAATTAGGGGGCCAACAAAGCCCCCTTTTTCTTGTCCGCGTATACCCTAGCTTGGCAATCAATCTAGCCTATCAGGTGACGTTCTAAATCGTTTTAAAAAGGGATTGCATCGTTGAGATCATGCGCTGAACCAACACCTTTCTCGATAGTACGGTTCACACCATCCCTTGGCTTGTCATAGGATGCATCATGCAACCTTGCTGACAACGATATATACTTTCCGTTTTCGCCATCCCTAATCCATCCACCAAGGTCGAACTTTTCGCTATTGATCCAAACGTGTCCTCTGTAATCAGGATGCTTTTCGAGTGTTTTCTTATCGTTCTTCCAGAGTTTTCCTAGATTTTTGTCACTCATTTTCATAAACTTTCATAAAATCTTAATGGCGATTTGCAGTAGTTATATATCATGGATATTCCCTTGGAACAAAGAATGGTTTTCC